TGCCAAACCCGGTGGTGCTGTCGGCAGAGGGTGGGCTGCTGTCGATCCAAGACGCCAACCTTCCCTACATCGAAATTGCCGACATGGACGATCTCATGGAGGCGTTCGCATGGTGCAAGTCATCGACCGAAGCGGTTGGCTTCGAAAGCGTGGCGCTAGACAGCATCAGCGAAGTGGCTGAAGTTGTCCTCCAGCACGAACTGCGCAAGAACAAGGATGGTCGCGCTGCATATGGCGAACTCAACACGACCATGCAGGAGTTGATTCGAGCCTTCCGCGACCTTCCCGGCAAGCACGTCTACATGAGCGCCAAGCTGGAAAAGTCTCAGGATGAGATGGGCAAACTCCTTTACAATCCCGGTATGCCCGGCAAGTCACTGACGCAGGGTCTGCCCTATTTCTTTGATGAGGTGCTGGCGCTGCGTGTCGAGCGTGACGCAGACGGCGCAACGCAGCGCGCCCTGATGTGTGACGGCGACGGCGCATGGCTCGCCAAAGATCGATCAGGCAAACTGGAGACTTGGGAAGCGCCCGATCTCGGTGCGATCATCGCAAAGATTGGCGGTGTAGCATGAGCGATAAGTGGACACCAAAGCCGTATACTCCTGACGGGGAAAAGTTTGTGCCGTTATATTCCGTTGGAAGCGAGAACGATGAGTTTAACAAGTGGGTACACGAAACTCGTTCTTCGCTTGCCACTCTTGCTGACGAATTGGCTGAGATTGCAAAGATTGGCGGTGCAGCGTGACCGTCTCAATCTATCAGCAATGGCTCAACGCCAAGGCCATCGAGACCGCCGCAATTAAGACCCGGCGCGATCTGGAGGACGCTATGGTCAAGAGCCTTGGCATTGCCGAGAATCTTGACGGCACCGTCAACGTTGATGCGGACACTTACAAGGTCAAGATCGAAGGCCGCATCAACCGCAAGATCAACGCTGACAAGCTGCAAGAGTTGGCGGCTGAGAATGGCTTGACCGAGCATCTCGCAAGTTTGTTCCGGTGGAAGCCGGAAATCAATGCCGCCGCTTGGAAAGCAGCCAAGCCGGAAATCACTTCCCCACTGCTTGATGCAATCACGGCCACACCGGGCCGTCCTTCTTTCACCATTACCAACAAGGATTAATTGACATGGCTTTTCTCGAAGAAACTTTCGTTGCCGACGATCTTCCCCAGTCTGACCGCAGCTACGATCTGCTACCCGAGGGCTGGTATGACGCGACGATCAGCAAGGCCGAGGTTGGCAATACCAAAGCTGGCACCGGCACTAAGATCGACGTTCGCTACGACATCACCGGGCCGACGCAGCAGGGGCGGGTCATTTTCGCCAGCCTCAACATTCGCAACCCTAATCCCGAAGCCGAGCGCATTGGCCGCGAACAGCTTGGCGAACTGATGCGGGCTATTGGCCTGACCAAGGTGCAGGACTCCGACGAACTGATCGGCGGACAGGTCTGCATCAAGGTCAAGATCAAGAAGGCAAGCGCCAAGGACATCGCTAACGGTTACACGCAAGACCGCAACGAAGTCGGCGGCTGGAAGGCAATCGGCGGGTCAATGGGCGCAATGCCGAAGGCTGCAATGCCGAAGGCATCTGCACCAGCATCTGCACCAGCCAGCACAAGCGCCAAGCCGCCTTGGGCTAAATAATGAGTATTCCCCCCGGCCTACTGGGGACTTAGGCCGGGGGGATGCCTCAACCGCAGCAACGGGAGACTGAGCAATGAAATTGCCCGAGCCAATGAATACCATAACGAACCTAATTGACCAATACCACAAAGCGCAAAGCGAGCGACCGCGCCCGCACATGGGTTGCAGCGCACTTGGCCACCCTTGCGACCGCTGGTTGTGGTTGTCATTCCGCTGGGCCGTGGTGGAAGAATTTGAAGGTCGCATCCTGCGCCTGTTCCGCCGTGGCCAGAACGAGGAAGAAATCATCGTGCGCGATCTGCGCAATGTCGGCATTGATGTGCGATCAAGCCAAGCGCGGGTGAACTTCGGTAGCCATGTTTCCGGTAGCCTCGACGGCATCATTGAGAGCGGCATTCCAGAAGCGCCAAAGAAACGCCACGTTGCCGAGTTCAAGACGCACTCAAAGAAATCCTTTGACGATATGGTCAAGCATGGCGTCGAGAAATCCAAGCCGATGCACTACGTCCAGATGCAAGTCTATATGCACGGCACCGACATTGACCGCGCGCTTTATGTGGCGGTTTGCAAGGATGATGACCGGCTGCATATTGAGCGTGTACGCTACAACCCCGACGTTGCCACCAGAGCGATTGAGCGCGGCCAGCGCATCGCACTAGCGGATCGTATGCCAGAGCCTCTCAGCGCCGATCCTAGCTGGTATCAGTGCCGTTTCTGCGCGGCACATTCCTTCTGCCACAAAGCCGCGCCAACTAAACAAGCCAACTGCCGCACCTGCGCGCACAGCACGGCTCTGGCTGACTCAACATGGCGCTGCGAGCGGCACGACGCCGATAACATCCCGGTCGATTTTCAGCACACCGGCTGCGACGATCACATCATCCATCCCGATTTGGTGCCGTGGCCAATGATCCCCAGCGATGATGGGTTGTCCGTCATGTGGAAGATCAACGACCGCGTGATTGAGAATGGAGCCAACGGCTACAAAAGCCGGGAGATACTGGCGAACCCCGATGTTTGCGGCACCGATGAGGTCGAAGGAATAAAGCGGATATTTCCTGACGCGGAGGTGGTGGGATAGCTTGCGCGGTGCCTTCATAAAGATTATGAAAATCTACGTTTTGGAGTAAAAGAAATGGCGAAGCCTATTTCTCACAATGAAAAATATTCTAATTTGCCAGCTACGGCATCTGGCGCGCTTTACCTCGGATCATTGTATTATTTTACAGGAAAGCCGTGTTTCAAAAACCATATTGGATTGCGATATGCGAGTTCTGGAAACTGTGTTCCTTGCATAGAAGAAAAACGAGGCGTTTTTTTTGATACTGAAAAAACTAGATTTTCTTCTGAAAATATAACATTAGCCATAAACGCTATGGCCGATGGCCATCTCAAATATACATCAAAAAGCCCTTGCCCCAAAGGCCACTTTGAGCGTTTTACTTCTTCAAATAATTGCGTCCAATGCAATTTAGAAATTGCAATCAATAGAAAAGAAAAATCAAGATGGGACAGAATGCAAAAACTTTATGGGGTATCCAGAAGTAATTTTGAAACAATGCTAAAAATGCAATGTGAGCAATGCTCTATTTGCGAAACAAAACTAAATCAAAAAAATACACATATTGACCATTGCCATAAAAGCGGAAAAGTTCGTTCTTTGCTTTGTAGCCGATGCAATCAAGCAATTGGCTTAATTGATGAAAGTATCGAACGATTGGAAAAAATTAAGCAATATTTTCAGAGGCATAATCATGCTTCGTGACTATCAACGCAGAGCGATAGACCAACTTTATGATTGGTTTTCATCTGGCAACGAGGGAAATCCATGCTTAGTTCTTCCTACTGGTGCCGGGAAAAGTCATATTGTCGCCACTATCTGCAAAGAGGCTTTGCAAAGTTGGCCGGAAACGCGCGTTCTTATGCTTACGCACGTTAAAGAGATTCTGATTCAAAACGCCGCCAAGATGCGGGAACACTGGCCCAACGCGCCGATGGGGATTTATTCTGCTGGGTTAAATCGCAAGGTGTTGGGCGAGCCGATCACGTTTGCCGGAATCCAATCGGTGCGGACAAAGGCGCAACAGATCGGTCATGTGGATCTCGTCATCATCGACGAATGCCATCTGGTGTCGCACAAAGATGAAGGCGGCTACCGGGTGCTGTTGGCCGATCTGCTCGCCATCAACCCGGCGCTGCGTGTGGTGGGCCTGACGGCTACGCCATACCGGCTAGGGCATGGCCTAATCACCGACGCGCCTGCGCTGTTTCACGCCTTGATCGAACCGGTCTCAATTGAGGAACTGATCTATAAAGGCCACCTCTCAACGCTTCGCAGCAAGCCGTGTCAAACATCATTTGACACTAGCGGCGTCCACAAGCGCGGCGGGGAGTTCATCGACAGCGAATTGCAGGCGGCGGTCGATACTGATGAGAACAATCTAGCCGTTGTTGAAGAGGTCATTGCACGGGCTGGCGACCGCAAGGCTTGGTTATTTTTTTGTGCCGGTGTCCACCATGCCGAAGCCATTGCGGCGCTGCTGGGTCAATATGGAATCGCGGCAGCTTGCGTGACAGGCGCAACACCGAAAGCGGAGCGCGACAGGATTTTGACGGATTTTAAGTGCGGGAAAATTAGGGCGCTAACAAACGCCAATGTGCTTACGACCGGCTTCGACTATCCCGACATCGACCTGATTGCCATGCTGCGCCCGACGATGAGTCCAAGCTTGTATGTCCAGATGGCCGGGCGCGGGATGCGGGTCAAAAGCCACACCGATCACTGCTTAGTGTTGGACTTCGCCGGGGTCGTGGCAACGCATGGCCCGATCACCGCAATCGAACCTAGAAAGCGCCGTGGCGAAGGTGATGGCGAAGCGCCGGTTAAAGTGTGCGATGCCTGTAATGAGTTGGTGCATATCAGCGCCAAGGTCTGCCCGACTTGCGGCGAAGCCTTCCCGGCACCAGAGCCGGTGGCGTTGACGCTGCACCATGACGATATCATGGGCGTAGAGGCGGCAGAGATGACCGTGCAAAGTTGGCAATGGAGGCGACACACCAGCCGCGCCAGTGGCAAGGATATGCTGCTAGTGTCCTATTATGGTGGCCTGAGTGACCCGGCGGTGTCCGAGTATTTCCCGGTTACGCACGATGGCTATGCTGGGCAAAAGGCTTTGGCGGCTGTGGCCGATATTGCACAAAGTGGCGGAGTGGCGTTTAGTGGGGCCATCACGCTTGATGATTGGGCTGACCGGCTCAACGCTGGCGCGACACCCGCGACGATTAACTACCGACGCGATGGGAAGTTTTACAGAGTGCTACGGAGGGCGTGGGCATGAGACCAGACAAGCCGGATTTTCTAATCGACTACGAAAAATGGGTGCGCGCTGGGCCACCGCAATGCTGCCACACCTGCGACCACTTCGGAGGTCGTGGCGAGTGTTTCATATTTAACACACACCCGCCATCCGAGTTCACCAACAGCCAAGGGGAGTGCGCGGCGTGGTCTT